TTTTCTAATTCGTCTTGTTTCCAATATTCAGGCCATACTGGTCCGTGCTCCATGATTGCTGGAAATTCGACAACGTGCCATTGATCAGCTTTAGCTTCTGTTTGATTTTTAACAAGCATACCGGTTAAGTCTTTTGTAGACCATCTAGTCATAACTAAAACTATTTTACCACCTGGTTGCATCCTTTGCCGTGGTCCTGATGTATACCATTCGTAGGCTCCTTCTAAAGCGACCTTGGACATTGCATCTTGTTCTGAGTGTGGGTCGTCAATTATTAATAAATCTGCACCACGTCCAGTGATTGCACCACCAACACCAGCTGCAAAGTATTCACCACCTTGTGATGTCTCCCAACGTCCTGCTGCTTTAGAATCTTCTTGAAGTGTCGTCTTGAAAATTTTTGCGTAATCTTCACTATCAATTAAATTTTTAGCTTTACGACCAAATCTTATTGCGAGTTCTCCTGTGTGAGTAGCCTGTATGATCTTGAGCTTTGGATCACGGCCCACCATCCATGCTGGAAGGAGATAAGATGCAAACTCTGACTTTGTGTGCCTTGGTGGCATATTAATTATTAGTCTTGTTATCTCGCCTGTTGCAAGTTTATTAAATTTATCAGCTATGTGTCTGTGATGAGAGCCTTCAATAAAATCTGGCCACACACATTTTACAAAAGACAGAAAGTCATTTTTGGCTTTGTTTTGTATTTTTTTTTCTGCATGCATAACCTGCAATCTTTTAAAAGTTTTTCGTACATCTGCAGGTAGTTTACTTATGTCAACGTTATTCAAATCCATATAAATTTTTGAAAAATTTTTTTTCAAACCAATAAAAATTTTGAAAAATTTTTTCAGGGTTACTATACCTATTGAAAACGATTTTACCAACCATAACAGTGTAAGTCTTGCACAAGTGCACAATATAAGTAACTTTTTTCGTGAAAAAGGGGGGGTCGGTAAAGTAAATATTTTAGATTTTAGCCTTTGTTTAGGATCCATTGCCCAAGTTCCAAGGACCTTGGTCCTTAATTTATTACTATCGATAATTTATTCCTATCAATAGGAATAACTATAACGATCCAAGAACCTTGGAAATTTGTCCAAATCCCTCGGCGATTGGGTCAAGTTTAAAACCAATAGTTGAAAGCTCACGGATCTTTGACCCCTCAAAAAGTTTCACGGATCTCGAACCTTGCCCCCTAACACAGATAAAACTATTTTTAGGATGTTTAAAATGGAAGGCTATTTGGTGAGGTGAGAAGGTTACCTTATTACCCTTTGCAACTTTTAACTCTACTGTGAAAAAGGTAGAATTAGTATTATAGCCCAATAGATCTGGAGTACCAAATATACTATTATTTTCAATTCTAACCCAACTAATTTGAGGAATATTCTTTTTGATTTCGTGATAAAATTTACTTTCATATTTCATTTAATATCAAGGTAACATCTACATTTAAAATGAGACAATTTCAAGTTGAAAACACTATATCTTGTGCCTGGTAACCGGTAACCACTATATTTAGGAACTATCAAAAAAAGTTAATTTTTTTCTTGATTTAAAATAATTATCCTATATTCTTTGGGAGTGTTTGATTTGTGAGGATATTGAATTCCCTCTTTGAGTAAGATGCAAAACACAGATTAGACACACAGAAAGAAACAAATAAACAAGGAGCAAAAAATGACAAAGTTACATTATACAGAATATAAAAAGAATTATAAAAATTATATTCTGTCAACAATAGAAGAAGATACAGAAGGGAAACCAATTAAAACAGATGAAGAAAAAATCAAATATATTTTTGATCGTTTTAATTCTGAATATGGTTTTATGATTGAAAGAGTTGGAAAACAGAGAGCAATGTCTGAGTGGTTGAGTGGTTTAGCTTTAGATATTGAATATTATTATTCAGATATTATTAAACTTGCCATTAAAATGGGATCTGTTGACGAAAACCCAAGCGAAAAAATGCAAAGTAAAATTTGCGAAAAATATTGGGATTTTATGGCTAATATAATTTTAGGATTTGAGCCAAAAAATAATTAGATCGAAACCCCTCAATTGAGGGGTCTTGAGGTTACTCCTCAACTGACGAGATCAGAAACAATTATATTTTTTATAGTTGATTTTATTATTTATAGGACTATAAAGGATATTAAAAAGAAAGGATAAAAACAAATGGGATATACAAACTATTGGACACAGAAAAAACCTTTTAATAATAATCAATGGGATATTATTAAAAAAGAATATGACTACATCAAAGAAAATTTTTCAAATGATGACGGAATAATAGAAGACCAAACAGAAAAATCAGATGAAATTATTTTTAATGGTAAATCAAAAAATAACCAAGATCATGAAACTTTTATTTTAACAAAAAATTTTAGAAAACCTTTTTATAACGGGGATGATGTAAAATTTAATTTTTGTAAAACTGCAAGAAAACCATACGATCTCGCAGTTTGGCATTTGTTAACATTTGTTAAAATGATTGCCCCCAACTCGATAGATATTAGACGAGACGGTTGGTATAATGGAAGAAAGGAGAAGAAATGAAACTAGAGTTAAAAAAAATAAAAGTTTGCAAATGGGCAAGTGAGGAAACTCATTGTTATCAAGCAACTTTATATAAAAATGGAGTGCCAATAATTGAAGTTTCAAATGAGGGTCATGGAGGGTCAGACTCTCAATGGGCAATAAAACCATTTGAAAATAATATTATTGATGAAGTTGAAGATTGGTGTAAAAAAAATCTTCCTAAATGGAAAGGTCATAATAATGAAATGTACGACACAGATCTTGAAATTTGGTGTAATGAACAAGTGAACAAGCATTTAGTTGAAAAGGACTTACAAAGGAGTTTTAAAAGAGATTTAAAAAATAAAATTCTATTTGTTGAAAATGATAAACTTATGCAATTCACTTGGAAAAAATGTAAAGAGTTGACAAATCGACATTTACAATACTTTAAATACAAATATCCAGAAAGAGATATTTTAAATTTAAAAAATAAGGACTTGGCTTTTAAATTGTATAAAAAATATATGATATAGGAAGGAGGAAAAATGGAAAAAGAAAATATATATGATAAAAACTATAGATTGGATTTAATAGAAGGTATTAAAAATCCAAGACTTAAAAAACTCTATCAAAAATGGGGTATAAACGACACGACTTATTTATTGGGTCAATATTTTTCGGATGTACTTGGGGATGACGGAGTTTTTTATAATAGATATAGAGATTGTCTTGAACAAGAAAAACACAAAAAGAAAATGTTGGAAGACTTTGATTTTTTTACAAAAGCTGAAAATATGAAAGATTTTTTCAATGCTTTACAAATCAAAGAACTTAAAAAATATGCTCATTTTGTATTTTAGAGATACTATATGTTGTGTCCAAGTTCTTGGACACAACTCCTGGTAGTGTTGAAAAATAATGCTTGATTTTATAATTAATAGGATTATAAATGATAGAAAAAACAAAAAGGAGAAAGTATGAAAAACAAAAAAGTAACACATAAACAAGTTTGTAAGTTTACAGAAAAATTTGATAATCAATGTTCAGATAGTTGGTTAACAGATATTTTGAATAATGAAGTTGATATAAAAAAGTTAATCAATGTTATTCAAAATTTAAATAAACACGATAATATTAACTTTATATTTAAAAAGGAGCAATAATGTACACGAGAGAAAGAATAGAAGAAGTTGTAAATCATGTTTTAAAATTTTACTCTTTTGAAAAATTAGAGGATAATACAAAAGAAAATTTTTTAGAGAGTGTAATGATTGAACTTGATAATTATAAACCAGAAAATGAAGAGGGGGAAGAATGATATTAGACTTAATAATTATTGTAGGTGGTTATATTTTATGCTATCTATTAATTAAAACTAAGAAAGAAATAATATGAAAGAAAAAAATTTAGGAATAATAGACAACGAACTACATGAGATAAAAGAACAAACGATTAAAAATATCTTGGGTAGTAAAAGGGTTTATTATATTAAATACAAACAAAAAATAGAAAGAGGTAAGAAAGATGGCAAAAGAATATATCGTTGAAACAACAGAAAGTGAGGAAGAATGAAAAAGAAAGAAAAGAAAAAAGTAATTGCAGAAACAATTAGCAATGAAATAATTAGAGATGCTTTAAATAGTGAACAATATTTTCAACTTAGATGTAATGGAGATAGTAAATCAAAAGCATTAAAAGAAGTAATAAACGAAATGAAACAAAATGGAGTATTTTATCAATACACTAAAAATGCTTTAGGGATTGTTAATAAGGTTTTAAAGGAGGGACAATGAAAATAAATCATAAGAAAGTAGAACAATTAAAATCTTTTTATGGTGTTAAATTAAAAGGAGATGAAACTTTTGATGAATTATTGAAGATTGAAAAAGATAATTATTATAAAGGTAGAACCATTTGTAAGGCTAAAGATTGCAACGAACCTTTGTACAAGAACCAAAGTCCAACAAATAAACAATATTGTTTAAGTTGTGGTTAAACAGAAATTAGAAAGGGGGTAAAACAATGAGTAAAAATTTATATTGTCCGAAATGTAAAACAGAATATTGGGGTGAGGTAAATATTAAAGATACTTGGAATGATTATAAGAATGATTGTTCATGCGGTTGTGGTTATATTTTTACTTTAAAAGATTTTGAAAAAGCAAAAGGTGTAAGTGAGGAAAAAAATTTCTTAAAAGATTTACAAAGTATAATAAAAAAACACACAAAAAACACAGTTATTGATGCTCACTTTCATATTAGGGATGACTTTAATAAACTTAAAGAAAAATATATGTTATGATTAAAAGACAACAAATAGACTTCATACACTAATGAAATCTTTGAAACAGAAATTAGAAAGGGGGTAAAATAATGGATAGAAATAGAAAATTTTTTATAATTAAAGAAACTATTTACAGTAATATTCCTAACTCATTTGAAATTGAACTAAATAAAAAGTTTGATTTTGAAACGGCAATTAGAAAACTTTTTGCACTTGATGAATTAAACGACAATAGAAATGTTGTTAAGTATCATTTACAAGAAGTTACTAGCATAGAAACCGATAAAGTTTACGAGGAAACAAAAGAAGAAGTAAATGGTTTAGCTAAAATTAAATAACTCTAACGAGTCTAGGGGTGTTGTTGCTCCGACACCCCTAGTAATCCTTGACATATCCTGGGGGCAAAATTAATTTTTCTTCCTTATTCGGCTTTAAAACAACTCTTAATGAAGAGTCTAAAGGGTTATTACTCTGATGTACCTCTATTCTTTTAATCTCTTCTAAATAACCTTTTTTAGTCATAATATATATTTTTGCATCACTTACAGCATTACCTCTTCTACCATTTTGCCCTTCAGTAAATTTTTCTAGATATTCTTGAAGGTGTTTAACGTACATTTTTTGATAATTCTGTTATTAACTTTTTTAAACTAAACACTAAATTTTTATTTTGTTCATTTTCAGCAAAAACTTTTTTAAGCTCCCAAATCTCTTCTTTTTGAAATTTAATTAATCTTTTTAAACCATTTATTTGAGATTTCTGTATCTCTATGGTTTTAGTTAGATCAAGATCACCTCTGTCATCTTTCATATATTGACTTTATAATCGTGTTACCTTAAAAAGTCAAATATGGGAGTGCCAAAAAGATTAACAGAAATGCAAAGACGATTTGCTGAATTTTTAGTGTTTGGTGATGAAAACGGACCTTTAACACAATCGGAGGCAGCAATCAAAGCCGGTTATAGTCCAAAACGTGCAAGACAAGAAGGATCAGAGCTTACTAATCCAAGACTTTCACCCTTAGTCGTAAAATTTATTGGTGAGTTAAGAGAGGAAAGAATAAAAAAACATGAAGTAACCTATGAAGGCCATGTTGCCGAACTTGCAAGATTAAGAGAAGCGGCACTTAAAAAAGGTAGTTTTTCATCGGCTGTAAATGCTGAGGCGAATAGAGGAAAGGCAGCGGGATTATATATTGATAGAAAGATAATAAAAACCGGTAAATTAGAAGATCTTTCAGAGCAAGAGCTTGAAAATAAAATGAAACAAATTTTATCTGACTACGAACCATTATTAAAAGCAAAAACTGTTAATGGCGAGTCGGAGGAAATTAAATCTTCTGTATCTTCTTTACCCAAGCCCGAGGGATCATCGTCCGATCACCAAAACTAAAACTCCCATCATCTTCTTTATCGTAAGATGCAAACAATTTTATAGATTTTTTATCTTTAGAATATAACCAACCCTCATTAACTGGTCTTGCTAAAGACATTCTATCAAACTCTTTTTCGGTAGCCCAGCCCGAGTCACTCACACAATCGATCCACTCCACTCGAACTTTCGGATAAGGTATTC